GGAAGACGGAATCACTTTAGCAATAGGAAAAGATATTTCAGCAAGAATAGACGAAAGAGCTGATAAATCTTATGCCACTCAAGTGTACTACTGTCAAAGCATTGGTGCTACTAGAATGGAATCTGCGAAAGTTGTTCCAATAACGTGTACTGAAGCATAATAATAATATAAAAGGATAAATAATATGGCAAACTCAACACAATATGCAAAAACACTTGCTACTCCTTCTGTAAAACTCGTTACAACAGAGTTAACAGGAAAAATTAGGATTGCTTACGCAGACTTTACATTTGCATCTACAGCGGTAGGTTCAGTAAATATGTTTAAGATACCTAATAATGCTAGATTAATTTCTGGTAGAGTATATGGAGCTGGTATAGGTACTAGCGTAACTTTATCAGTAGGTTTTGCAGCTCACAATACATCAGCTGGAGTGGCGGTTGCTGTAAACACCGCAAAATACTTTGCATTAGCAGCAGCTAATGGAGTTGTAGATTCAGATATACTGGCGACAGTTGCTTTGGGTGAAAACTCTTTAGTTGATACTGATTCTGATGGTTTGATTGTTACTGCTACTACAGCAGCAGCAGCAGCTACAGGATTAATTTCTGTTAAAATGTTATACGCATTTGATTAATAGATAAAAAAATTAGATGGGGGAGCAATTCCCCATCTTTTAAAAGATACAAAATTATAGTATAAGGATTATATATGGCATCAGTTGTAGATATTTGTAATGGAGCATTAAATCAATTAGGTGCAACAACTATTCTTTCCTTAACAGAAGATTCAAAAAATGCACGACTGTGCAACTCAAGATACACTCAAGTTAGAGATTCATTATTTAGAACACACCCATGGAACTGTTTGCAAAAAAGAGCAGAACTTGCACAAGATACAGCTACGCCTAATTGGGGTTTTAGTTATCAATATACCTTACCTGCTGATTGTTTAAGATTACTTGTAATCTTAGATTATGATTCAAATTATAAAGTAGAAGGTAGAAAAATTTTAAGTAACACTTCTACTATGAAAATTTTATATGTAGGAAGAATTACTGATCCTAACGAATACGATGAAACATTAAGAGAAACTTTATCTGCCGCATTAGGTTCTGATATTGCTTATGGAGTTACATCTTCAAATACTGTATCTGGAACTATGTATGAGTTATTTCAAAATAAACTAAGAGATGCTAGATTTATAGACGCAACTGAAGGTCAAAATACTTCACCTGACCTTGGAATGACAGACGCAATAGAAGCTAGTACCTTTATTACTTCAAGGTATTAAATATGCCAAGAGTTGCAGCACAACTAACCAACTTTACGGCTGGAGAACTTTCGCCACGTTTAGATGGTCGTAATGATTTAAGTAAATATTCTTCAGGATGTAAAACTTTAGAAAATTTTATTGTTTACCCTCATGGTTCGGCAGCCAGAAGATCAGGTACAAGTTTTGTAGCTGAAGTTTCTAGTAGTGCAAACAAAACAAGATTAATACCTTTTGAATTTTCAACAACTCAAACTTATATGCTTGAGTTTTCTAATTTAAAAATTCGTGTCTATAAAGATAATGGTGCGGTATTAGAAGGAGACAAAACTATAACAGCTATTACTAAAGCTAATCCAGCAGTTGTTACAGCTACCTCACATGGTTATTCTAATGGAGACGAAGTAGTTATTACTGCTGTTGTAGGTATGACAGAAGTTAATGGAAAAAGATTTTTAGTTGCAGGTAAAACAACAAATACTTTTCAATTAACAGATAAAGATGGAACAAATGTAAACAGTACAGCTTATACTACTTATGGTTCTGCAGGAGTATCTAATAAAGTTTTTGAAGTAACAACACTTTATACTACTGCACAACTATTTGATATTAAATTTGCTCAATCAGCAGACGTTATGTATATTACACATCCTTTGCATGAAGCAGCAAAATTATCTCGTACTGCTCACACAACATGGACATTAGCAGATGTTGATTTTACTAACGGACCATTCCAAGATGTTAATACAACAACAACAACTTTAACCCCAGCTTCTGCTGGTGTTGGTACTGGTGTTAATGTAACTGCTTCTGCTATTACAGGAATTAATGATGGTGTGGGTTGGTTGACAACTGATGTAGGTAGACAAATTTATTTTAATGATGGTTATGCTGTTATTACAGCAAGAACAAATACAACAGTTGTTGTGGTTACAATTACTACAGCTTTTGCAGGTACAGGTGCTATTGCAGCTTGGCAATTAGGTGCATTTTCTGAGACAACTGGTCATGCTTCTTGTGTAACTTTTTTTGAACAACGATTAGTATTTGCAGGAACAACTAATCAACCACAAACTATTTTCTTTTCTCAATCAGGTGATTATGAAAACATGGATGCAAACATTGGTGGAACTGTAGCTGACAATGATGCTATTATTTACACTATTGCGTCTAACCAAGTTAATGCCATTAGGTTTATGACTTCAACTAGAACTTTGATTATTGGTACAGCAGGTGGTGAATTTTCTGTATCAGGAGGTGGAGTAGATAGTGCTATTACACCAACTAATATTTTAATTAAAAAACAATCTAATCATGGCTCAGCAAATATAGATGCTATTTCAGTAGGTAACGTAATTTTATTTTTACAAAGAGCAAAAAGAAAAATAAGAGAACTTGCTTATAACTATGATGTAGATGGTTATGTTGCACCTGATTTAACAATTCTTGCTGAACACATTACTGTAGGTGGTTTAACACAACTTTCCTATCAACAAGAACCTAACCAAATTATTTGGGGAGTTCGTGGAGATGGTGAATTAATAGGTTTAACATATCAAAGAGAACAAGAAGTTGTAGCTTGGCATAGACATATTTTTGGTGGTAGGTTTGGCGATGCAACAATTACAGTTACAGATTATGCAAATATAGCAACTGGAACAAGATTACTATTAACTAAATCAGATGGAACAAAAGTTACTTTTACTTCTACAACAGGAACTGCTGGAACAAGTGAATTTAAAACTGAAACTAATAATGATACAACGGCAGATAATATTTTTACAGCTATCAATACTCATGCTGATTTTACAGTTGCTAATCCTTCGGCTAATGTTGTTACAGTAAGAGAAACATCTCCTTCTTCTACAGGATTTTTAACTATTAAATCAGTAGATGACACAACAAGATTAGCAACGACTAACGAAGGTAAAGCAGTTTGTGAAAGTGTTGCAGTTATACCTACTGATGATTCTGAATATCAAGTTTGGGTTATTGTTAAAAGAACTGTTAATGGTGTTGTAAGAAGACATGTTGAATATTTACATACATTTGATTTTACGGAAACAGACAATACAACATTTAATTTTTTAGATAGTTCTTTAGCTTATAGTGGAACAGCAGCTACAGTTATATCAGGACTAGAACATTTAGAGGGTCAAACAGTTGGAATATTAGCTGATGGTGCAACACACCCAGATAAATCTGTATTAAATGGTGCGGTTACATTAGATAGATCGGCAAAAGATGTGAAGATAGGATTAAGTTATACTTCCATTTTACAAACTATGAGATTAGCTACTGGTTCACAAGACGGCACGTCTCAAGGTAAAACAAAAAGAATTTACGAAATCACTCTTAGACTTTATGAATCTATTGGTGTTGAGGTTGGAGAAACTTTAACTGACATGGAACGAATACCATTTAGAACATCTTCTGATCCTATGGATGAAGGACTACCCACTTTTACTGGAGATAAAACTGTAGAATTTAGAGGTAATTATACTACAGATGGTTTTATTTTTGTTAGACAAACTCAACCTTTACCTTTAACTATTTTATCTTTATACCCAGACTTACAAATCAATGATTAATAATAAATTAAATATATTACCCTACACTACTGAACACGGAAGATTTATCTTATCATGTCAAATGAATCATGCAGTTTTAGAAGCTGATAAAAAATACATAAATATCAAAGGCGATGCTGAAAATTTATTACAAGACAAGTTAGCATTTACAGGCGTGGTTAATGATAAACCTATTTTTGCAGCAGGTATGAAAATGGTTTGGGGTCAAGTTGCTGAAGGATGGGTTATTGCTACAGATGAAGTTTGGAAATATCCTATAGGAGTTGCTAAAGCAATTAAAAAAGATTTTGCAAGAATTGCTATAGAAAATAATATACAGAGAGTTCAAACTTCAATTAGAAAAGATTTTCCACAAGGCTCAAGATTTGCAAAATGGTTAGGTTTAGAACCTGAAGGTTTAATGAGAAAAGCAGGTTTTGATGGTTCAGATCAATACAGATATGCGAGGATATTTTAAATGAGTGCGGTATTTGATATAGCAGCTGGTAGTCAAGCTAACGCACTTGGCAAGTATAATCGAGATGTACAAAATCGTAACGCTTTAGTTGCAGAACAAGAATCTCAACGATTAGAAGAACGAAATGAATTTGACATTGCTAGATTTGACCAACAATTTTCACAATTACAAGGAGAAACTACAACTGCAATATTAACTTCAGGAGTAGAATTATCTGGTTCTGGTTTAAGAATATTAGAATACAATGCTCAACAAGCAGCAGTAGAAAAAGATATTTTATCGTACAATTCTAAAGTTGCTCAATCACAAAAATTAGAAGAAGCTCATTTTGCAAGGATGCAAGGAGTAATAGCTAGACGTCAAGGAAAAATAGCTCAATATGGATATTACGCAAAAGCAGGACAAAGTTTATTAACAATGGGTGGGTACGGATAATAATGCCAAAAATACCAACATTTACAGCCAAAGGTACACCAACAACAGAAGTTGGTTCTATTCAATCTACTATCAAAGTAAATCCTAAAGAAAGTATGGCGGCTGCTTTAGCACCTTTAGGAAAAGCTGCGGAAGATTATTATGTTAAACAAAGGGAAAACTCAGATAATTTAGAATATAATAAAATATTATTAGAGATACGAGCAGACACAGATATAGCTATTGCTTCACACAAAGACAATCCCAATGTAGAAGAAGCTCTTGCTAAATTAAAATTACAACAAGATATTATTTTGGCAAAAAAATTATCTTCTACTACGAATAGAAGAGTTCGAGAGAAACTAAAAACAGGTGCAGCTTTAGAAAGTTATAAAGCAAATTACGAGGTCAAAATACAATCTTCTGAAGCATTTCGAAAAGACAGTATAGAAGTTTATAACAATAATGCAAACCAACTTATGGGAAAGATCAAAACAACAGACAATCCTATTTTAAATGTACAATATAGAAAAGAACTTTATCTTAATGCTGAAGAATTTAACACAACACACGCACTTGGAGAATTTGATCTTAAAAATAGAATCAAAACTATTGATCGTGTTTTATTATTAACAGATTCTGAATCTTTAATTGGCACAGAAGATGCTGTATCTAATATTGCAAAACTAGATAAAAGAATGAATGGAAGTAAATTAATTCCCGATGAAACTTTTAACAAACAACTTTATAATTCTTATGTACAAAAAATTGAATCTATAGCAATTAAAGGAGACCCTAATGCTGACTATGAAGAAGCTGAAAGATTATTAAATGAATTACAAAGTTTGCAAAGAGGTAATGGTAGTAAGATTGTTTCTGGACCAAGAGAAAAAGCATTTGCTATACTTAAGCAAAAAACTTTAACTGAAAGTATTAATCACGATGCCTTTGTTCTTAAAATTGAACAAGGTAGT